CTTTATGGGAATCCTGGTCGTCAAGACGTATGGGACCAATTAGATGAGGTCATAACAACTCCCTATATCAACGAGGAGGGCAATGAAATCAAGATTGAAGCAACTGCCATAGATAGTGGAGGCCATTTCACAGAGGAGGTCTACCGCTTCTGTAAAAACAGAGTTGCTTTAGGTGTTGTTCCTATTAAGGGTGTCGATAAATTGAAAGGTGATGTGATGATCGGCAAGCCTAATAAGGTTGAATTTGGATCTAGAGGAAATGCTTTAAAATCAAGCATTAAGTTATATAGCATCGGTGTTAACAAAGTAAAAACCTACATTTATAGACGTTTAAGAGATGCAGAAATAGATGATGGATACTTACATTTTTATCCAACGATCACTGAAGATTACTTTGATGAATTAACGGCTGAGAAGGAAATTAGGAAGTATAAAGCTGGCAGAATCTATGACCGAGTATGGACTTTGAAGTCTGGCAGAAGAAATGAGGCTTGGGATGAGCTTGTTTACGCTTATTCGTGCTTATTAAGGCTCTATCAGGTCTTCCCGATCTATAAAAGACGCTTAATGTGGGATAAATACGCTAATAAGCTCTTAAATAACGACCAAAATACGACAAAAAAGGGAGTATCATCTAGAAATACCGCTAATGGGCGGTCTTACATCAACAACTGGTAGCTATTTATTGTGCCAATTCCTAGCAAGTTCACTGCGGGTGACACGATCCGTTGGAGGGATGATGCAGGTGTGAACTGGCTTAATGAGTCAGTCTCTAACACCGATTATACCTGTAAATACTATTTAAGGGCAACCAATGGTGGAGCTTTGACCGTCACTGGGTCAAATTTCGGCCTCGGTTGGGAATTTGTTATCAGTGCCAGTGATTCAGCCACCTTTGATAAAGGGATTTGGACTTTCCAGGCAATAGCTTCTAAGTCTGGTGGTGATGATGTCACCTTGTATAGAGGTAGGTTTGAAGTCGACGCTTCAATGTCCTACACAGGCACTACACCAGGCCCGTTTGATGATCGGACTACAGCCCAAGTCGATTTAGCTTCAGTACAAGATGCGATCAGGCAGATTGTTATTAATAAGGCTGCTGAATACACCATTGGTGATCGGACCTTTAAATATATAGATCTCGCTGAATTAAGAAGGCGTGAATCTCAATTAAAGGCTGAAGTTGTCAGAGAAAAGAAAGCTGACATGATCGCAAATGGAAAAGGCGATCCACATAAGTATTTCGTTCGATTTTAAGAGGACACTATGGGATTAATTAACGCTGTTAAAGGTCTTTTTACTTCTGAGACACTTGTTCCTGAAGCTTCTAAAGAACCAGTTGTCACTACTGTTGTTCCAAAGCAACGGATGTTTACTGGAGCACAAAAAAGTCGCTTAACTTCTAATTGGGTTGCTAGTGCTGCTTCTGCTGATGCTGAATTAAAAGGAGCGATCAAGATATTACGTCAAAGGTCTAGGGATCTTGTTCGTAATAATCCACATGCCAAAAATGCAGTTAGAACGATTTGTTCAAATGTCATTGGCCCTAATGGGATCAAATTGCAATCTCAGATCCGTAAACAAAGGGGTGGAAAGTTAGATCAAAGGGTGAATGAAATTATTGAGATGGCATGGCGTGAATGGGGTCACTATGACTCTTGCCATACAGCAGGGAGACTATGTTTTCAAGATATAGAAAGACTTTGTTTGAAGAGTTTGGTTGAGTCAGGGGAAGTATTCATTCGTATCGTTAAAAAACCTTTTGGCAAATCAAAAGTTCCACTTGCTTTAGAAATATTAGAAGCGGATCAATTAGATGATGATTACACAGGACCAAGCACTGTTAAAAATAATAGATGGAGGATGGGTGTTGAATTGGATGAATGGTTTAGACCTATCACTTATGCCTTTTTAACTGAACATCCTGGGGATACTCCATTCCCTATTCAGGACAAAATGAGGCGGCACATGCTTTTGCCAGCCGATGAGGTAATCCATCTGTATATATCTGAACGCCCAGGTCAGACAAGAGGGGTTCCAATGATGGCAACGGCTATTCAGCCATTACATCATTTGGCGGGATTTCAGGAAAGTTCAGTAATTCGGGCCAGGGCTTCCAGTGCGTTAATGGGCTTTATTACTTCTCCTGAAGGGGAGTTAGATCCTGGTGGTGAGGTCTATGAAGGTGATCGTGTAACAGAATTTTCTCCTGGGATGTTTCATTACTTGGGTCAAGGACAACAAGTAAATATTCCAGATATGGATTCTCCAAATGGTGAGTTTGAGCCATTTATGAGATCCATGTTGCGTTCAATGGCTTCTGGAATAGGTGTTAGTTATGAAAGTTTATCTAGGGACTATTCCACCAGTAACTACAGTTCCAGTCGTCTTGCATTAATAGAAGATCGTGCCCAATTTAGAACTTTGCAAAACTATCTAATTGAAAACTTACATTCCAGAGTGTTTGAAACTTTCTTAGATATGGCTGTTTTATCTGGAACATTAAATCTACCTACGTTTGACGCTGAACCAGAGAGATATAGGCGTGTTAAGTGGATACCTCGTTCATTTGATTGGGTTGATCCACTTAAGGAGTGCCAAGCTAATAAAGAAGCTGTGAAGGCAGGTTTCAAGACTCAAGCTCAAGTGCTAATGGAGCAAGGCTACGATTTAGAGGAAGTGTTAAATGCAAGAAAAAGTGAAGTGGAACAGGCAAAAGAATTAGGTTTAACTTTTGACACTGATGCAGAGATTGACGTTAAAAAGGATTTATCTACTAAAGTGAGTGAAAATAACAACTCTGAATCAAATGGAGGAGAAACGTGATTTAGAGGGAAAAACCTTATTACGGGATTTCACGGGGTTACTTGAATCAAGGAACCTCAATGAAGAAGATCGTACTATTGAGTTTCCCTTTAGCTCTGAAACCCCAGTAGACAGAGGCTATTTAGGTAAAGAAATTTTAGATCACCGAGAGGGATCTATAGATTTTAGTCGTCTAAATGCTGCTGCACCTTTACTTTTCAACCACTCTCCAGACCAAGTTCTAGGTGTAGTGGAAAGAGGATATTTGGATAAAAAATCCAAAAGAGGTATGGCAGTTGTTCGCTTTGCTAAAAATGCAGCAGGTGAAGAAGCCTTAAATCTGGTCAAAGATGGAATTTATCGTAATGTCTCCTTTGGATACCAAATTAATGAAACTGAGGAGATGGGCGACGGAGCCTATAGAGTGACTAGCTTTACGCCAGCCGAGGTTAGCTTGGTTAGTGTGCCAGCAGATTTCTCCGTAGGTGTTTCAAGAGCAAAAGACGATGATTCTGTAGCTGAAACTGTTACTAATACGCAACAACAACCTACAATTAGTGATAACGAGAGAGCTACGGCTCCTTCTGAAGCGGCATCAGTCGCAAGCAAACCTACTTCTCAATTACAGATGACTGAAAGTCTTGATTTAGATCAGGTGCGTTCTAAGGCCGCTTCTGAGGCCCAAAAAGAAGAACGCTCCAGAATTGCAAACATTACTGCACTTTGCAGGAAGCATAACTTTGAAGAGTTAGGCGTTTCTATGGTAGAGAACGGAACTTCTCTTGATGAAGCTAGAGCAGCCGTTTTAGACACTCTTGGTAAGAAGCCAGTTGAAACTGTTTCTCCTGTAGAACTCAACAAAAAAGAGCGTACTGAGTACAGCATTACTGCTGGTATTCGTGCTGCTTTAACTGGTGACTGGTCATCTAAAGATGCTGGTTTTGTTAGAGAATTATCTCAAGAAGTTGAGCGTTCTGGTGTTAAGAGAACAACAGAAAAAGGATTCCTTATTCCTTACGCAGCACTAGAGAAACGTGCTACTTATGTCACGTCTGGTGCAACAACTGGGGGCAACCTTGTTGAGACAGAATTGAAGGCTGAAGATTTCATCGAGAGTTTGAAAAATAACACTCTGATGATTCAAATGGGTGTTGGAACATTGCCTGGATTAGTAGGTAATGTCGATATTCCTAGACGTTCTGGAAACTCAACTGGTTATTGGTTGGCGAATCAGACAACAGCGATCACTCAAAGTGAGTCAACTTTCGATCAGATTTCATTAAGTCCTAAGAACTATGGAGTCTTATCTAAGTATTCTCGTCAGACTCTTTTACAGGCAACTCCTGGTATTGAGGCTTTGGTGAGAAGCGACCTTGTTTCCACTGTGAATCTTGGTGTTGACCTTGCAATTCTTAATGGCTCTGGTTCTTCAGGTCAGCCAACAGGAATCATGCAAACTTCTGGTATTGGCTCTGTAGCTGGTGGTACTAACGGTGCTGCAATCTCACTAGAGAATCTCATCAACCTTGAAAGAGAAGTGTTGATTGACAACGCTGGTGGTAACAACATGGGCTATGTTACCAATGCGAAAGTTTTAGCAAAATTAAAAGCTCTCAGGGCGGGAGGATCAGCTAGTGGCGACGGTGCTTTCCTTTGGAACACTGATCTAAATGCTAGAGGTCGTGGTGCAACTCCTGGTGTCATTAATGGCTACCAAATCGGAGTCTCTAACCAAGTACCTTCTAACTTGACTAAGGGTTCTACCAGTGGTTCTTGTTCTGCTGTTCTCTTCGGTGACTTCTCTCAGTGCTTAGTCGGCTTCTGGGGTAATGGTATGGAATTGGCGGTTTCTGATTCAGATGGAACAGACTTCACCAAGGCTCTTACATCAGTTAGAGCGATCACTACTCTTGACGTAGCGGTTCGTCAGGCAAGCGGATTCTCTGCAATCCTTGACGTTACAACTTAATTGTTATTAGGGGTCAGCAATGGCCCCTTTTTTCTTTTATGAAGATTCAAGCAATCCGTAATGTTGCCGTAGCAGGTCAACACTTAAATGCAGGTGAAGTTCGCGAAGTCAGCGATGTTGATGGAGCGTATCTAATCCGTAATAACAAAGCTATTGAGGCTCCTGAAGCTCCAGCTTGCCCTCCGAAACCTCCAGCAAAGCCCAAAGCTAAAAAAATGACAGATGGCCCTAAGTGATAACAATTCAGTCTTTGTAGGTGGTGAATTTGGCACGACTTGTACTGCTGGTACAACGACTGCTAAAGCAATTCTTTCACAACCAACTGAGATTGTTTTAGATGGAATGGTCTTATTTAGTGATTACACATTGATAGCGAAGGCTACAGATTTCGGGGATTTAAAGGCCAACGATTCAATCAAAGTTGCTGGAACTGCTTATACGGTTAGGGAGACTCGTTTCTCTTTAGATGGTGAGATTGTTACTATTGCGATACAGAAAACATGACTTGTAAAGCAGAAAGCATATTAGCTCGAATAATGACGAACCTCGCTGGTACAACAGGGGTTTCGACAAGAATCTATCGCAGTCGTGTTGTTCCGATTACTCGTAATGAATTTCCAGCCCTTGTTGTAGAACCAACAGGTAACTCAGTTGCTCAAGCTACAAGTATTGATTTCCTTGACTGGACAATGCAGGTAAGAATTGTTGTTTTAGTCAAAGGGACAACTACAACTAGCCCTGACCAAGTGGCTGATCCAATCTTGGAGTCATTGTTCCCCAAGATGATGAATGATTTAACGCTTAATGGAAATGCAATTGATATTCAACCAAACGGAATGGATTTTATGATGGGTGATGCAGATCAACCAACAGGTGCAATCAGTACTAACTGGACAATCAAATATAGGACTAAAAATAACGACCTGACCCAATAAAGTAGACGTAATAGGGAAATAACCTACTAAGATGCAGTTATATGTAAAAAGCTTTTGAGTAATGCCAAAACTTACAAGAAAAAAAGCGATCCTAATAAAGACTGAGACTAGCTATTCACCAGCTACTCCTACAGGATCAGCAAACTATTTGGAAGTGACAGATTTATCTGTTGAGCCAGTTGTAAGTGATGAGGTAACAAGAGAAGTAATTCGACCTTATCTTGGAAATTCAGAAGTTTTATTGGCAAACACAAGAGTCAATGTCAATTTCACTTGCGAATTAACTGGTAGTGGAACAGCAGGTACAGCACCAAAATGGGATGCAGCCATCCTTGCATGTGGAACAAATAAGGCGGTAGTTGCTAATACTAGCGTTACTTACTCTCCAGAAGATACTTCTACTTTCGATAGTGCAACGATTTGGTACTACACAGATGGTATAAGGCATCAAGCCACAGGTTGTAGAGGAACTTTCACGATCTCAGCCGAGGTCGGTGGAATTCCTACAATTTCATTCCAAATGCAGGGAGTATATGTAGCTCCAACTGATACAGCAACACCTACTGTTACTAAATCAAATCAAGCTTCACCCGTTATCTTTAGAAACGGCAATACTTCAGCGTTCTCAATCTTTGGCTATGCAGGGATCTTGCAGTCTTGGTCATTTGATATGAACAATACTTACAACTACAGAGAGCTTGTTGGTGGTACTAAGGAAGTAATGATCACAGAAAGAGCACCTTCTGGGAGCTTAGTTGTTGAAGCACCAGCACTTTCTGGACATAACTTCTTTACTGATGCAACTGGTAGTTCAACAGGAACTAACACTTGGTCCCATTCGGGCGGTGCTGGAAATATCGTTACGGTCAGTTGTCCTCAAAGTGACTTCAGTGCTCCGAGTTATGAAGACTCTGATGGCATCGTCATGTTGAATTTACCCTTCATGGCTGTACCTACAACTGCTGGCAATAACGAGCTAAGTCTTGTATTGACTTGATCTTTCCATTATTGTTGCGTAAACAATACATTTTTTAATGGCTCTAATTAGAAAGAAGGTCACTTCAATTAAGTGGCCTGTTTCCATTACTTCACCTGCTGATGGTGGAAAATGGAAGAATGAAACCTATACAGGTACGTTTAAAAAAGTAGGAATAAAGCAAATTGAAGAGTTAGCTGATAAGGGTGATCCTCAACTAATTAGAGAAGTTTTAGAAGATTGGGAAGATATAAAAGATGAGGATGGAAATGAGATCCCATTTAGTCTTGAAGAATTAGATATATTTTTAGACGATGTTAATTTCATTAAAGGAACAGTTCAGGCAATTATTGATATGCAAAAGGGAGCTTCAGAAAAAAACTAATAGAGGCTGCTGAGTATTGGGCTGGTAAGGGTGTTGTCATAGATGAAACCTATGAGGACGCAGTTGCACTCGGAGTCGAAGGAATAGAAAAGCCCAAAGAAGATAATATTGAGATATGGGAAGAGAATTGGGAGATAGTTATTATGTTTTTACGTCTATCAACTCAGTGGAATTGTTCAATGAGTGGTTTGATTGGTTTAAAATATGAGGTATTAGAATGGTTTTGTCGCCTATACTTAGTTGACGATTCCAGAGCCATGTTAGAAGGTATTCAAATCATGGAAAAAGCAGCGTTAAACATCATTAACGAGAAGGATAAATAAATGACAGCAAAGACGAGATTTCAGATTGAAGCCTCTGTCACAGGGATGGAAGGTGTAAAGAAATTACAGAATTCTATTAAGCAATTACAGAAATCAACATTACCGACTTCGCTTGAGATAACTAAATTACGCACAGCAGCAAAAGCTTTAGGTTCTCAAAGTGATTTAACAGAAAACGATTTAAGGACTCAAATCAGTGTTTTTACTGAATTAAGAGCAAGTGTTTCTTTAACAAGTCAAAAATATAGACTATTAACTAGAGATATACAAAAGGCTGAAGCCGCTTTAGCAAAAGCTGCTGCAACAGGGAAACGTGGCAGCATGAGCTTCGGAAAGGCTGCTAAAGGATTAGGAGCCGTGGCTGGTGCTGGTGTCTTTGGCGGCCCTGAAGGTGCGATAGGTGCAGGTATTGGTTTAGCAATTGGCGGCCCGAATGCTGCCTTGGCTGGTGGTGCTATCGGTGCTCAAGTTGGCATGGCGAGGAGATCTATTGGCGAAACTACTGAATATTCTGCGAGTCTTGCATTACAAAGAAAGGCGTTAAAGCTTGTTATTGCTGATACAAATAAATATACAGAAGCACAAGAATTTTTATCTCGTAAGAGTAAAAAATTAGCCATTCCACAGGATGTAATTGTTAGACAATTTACTGCTTTAACTGCTTCCGTTAAAGGTGCAGGTCGGAGTACAGAAGATGCACAAAAGGTATTTGAATCTATAGCTTCTGGTATTCGTGGTACTGGTGGAAGCCTAGAAGATATGAAAGCGGCGATGACAGCAACAGCCCAAGTCTTCAGTAAGGGCAAGGTATCTGCCGAAGAGCTTCGACAACAACTGGGTGAACGTCTGCCAGGGGCTTTTACCATTTTTGCTGAGTCGATGGGTAAAACACCCGCAGAATTAGATAAGGCGTTAGAGCAAGGCAAGGTGACGTTAGATGACTTTATGAAATTCTCTGAGACGTTATTTGCTAAGTATGGCAAAAATGCTGAGTTGTTAGCAGCAGGTCCAGAGGCGGCAGGGGATAGACTGGCAGTATCTTTAACAGATTTAAAAGACAATCTAGGAGAATTGTTAACGCCTATTGGTGCTGGTTTTCAAGATACTTTTAAAATTATTGTTGATATAGTTAATGATGCAGTAACAGGAATTAAAGAATTTTTAAAAATAGGAGAAAAATTTCATCAAGAGAATTTAGATAGGTTGGAATCTGAAAAGACAATCGCTTTAGAACAATTAGAAATATTAAATAAGAAAAAAACTGCTGATGAAGCATTTATAAATAATATTAAAGCGAAAGTTGCAGAAGGTAAAAAGCTTACAAGCCAAGAAAATGTTCAATACAATCTTACTGAAAATAGACTTATTGGTACTAAAGTTAAACTTAGAGAATTAGATTCTGTTTTAAAAAAATTAGATGTAGATATTGCTGTAATTCAAGAGAAGATGAAAGATCTTGCAACTGATTCAGAGACTGCCGCAAAAAAAGCTGTTACGCTTTGGCAAAGCATGAAAGCTGGTGCTACTGCTTATAAAAATTCAATTATAGATATTAATAAACAAATATCAGATGCAACTAAAGCTGCTTTCACACAAATGGAAGATGCTTTAGTTGATTTTGTTATGACTGGAAAGTTAAACTTTAAAGAATTTGCTAGTTCTGTCATTGCTGACATCACAAGAATATTTATTAGAAGTCAGATTTTAGGAATGTTTGATTTCTTAGGTAATAAATCTGGAAGTGACAAGGGATTCAAAAATGTTGTGAGTGGTAGTGCTAATGGAAATGTTTTTGGAAAAAATGGAATTGTACCTTTTGCCAAAGGTGGAATAGTTGACCAACCTACATTTTTTCCATACGCAAATGGTGGTGTTGGCGTTATGGGCGAAGGTGGTTCTCCTGAAGCCATAATCCCTTTAAAAAGAGGTAGGGATGGAAAACTTGGAGTAGCAGGTGGTGGTGGTACTTCAGTAGTCGTTAATGTTGATGCTTCTGGTTCTAATGTTCAAGGTGATGAAGGTAATTCAGCAGCTTTAGGTCGTGCAATATCTTCTGCTGTAACTGAAGAAATCGCTAAACAAAAACGACCTGGAGGGCTTCTTTCACCAGCATAACTATGGCTACTTTTCCAAGCATTGAGGCATCCTATGGATTGTCTAAAAGCTCAAAACCAACAATTAGACAAACTAAATTTGGTGATGGATTTTCCAACAGAATTAGCTTTGGAATGAACCAAAATCCAAAGACATGGAGTCCTGTTTGGAAGAACGTCACAGAAGCACAATCTGACTCGATAGAATCCTTCCTTGACCAAAGAGCTTCAGACGCAGATTCATTTACTTGGACACCTCCGAATGAAGCTAGTGCCAGTGAATACATTTGTCTTAAGTGGTCTAAAAAGATGGAATATCCAGGTTACGCAACGATCACAGCAACTTTCCAAGAGGTATTTGAACCCTAATGGCTGTACCTGTTAGCGAGTTACAAAAGGCAAATCCTAGTGCCATTATTGAACTCTTTATCCTTGATCTAGATTCAACCATTCATGGAAGTCAACCTCAAATGACTTGGAGGTTTCATTCTGGAACAAATCAAAATAACAATGGAGATATTGTTTTTAACGCTCAAACTTATACAAAGATGCCTATAGAAGCTGAAGGTTTTGAATATAACGGTAAACAATTACCAAGGCCAAAACTTAGAGTAAGTAATATTTTAGGAACCTTTACAACGATCCTTTTAACATTATCTATGGGGCTTGAAGGAGCCAAAGTAACTAGGAGAAGAACACTTTTAAGATATTTAGATGCTACTAATTTTTCAGGCGGTAGCAGTCCATATACTCCTGATACGTCAGCACTTTTTCCTGATGAAATTTATTACATTGATCGGAAAGCAATAGAGAACAGAGAAATAGTTGAGTTTGAACTAGCTTCCAAAATTGATGTTATGAATGTTCGTTTACCTAAGAGACAAGTGTTACCTCTTGATTTCCCTGGTGTTGGTAGTTTCTATTCGTGAATTGGAAAACTTATGCCTTAGCACATGCAAAATCAGATGATCCTAATGAGACATGTGGTTTGGTAGTCATTATCAAAGGTAAGGAAAAATATTTCTCTTGTAAAAACATTTCCGATCAACCAAAAGATATGTTCATTATTGATCCAGAGGATTGGGCGGCTGCTGAAGATTGTGGTGAAATAACTGCCATAGTCCATAGCCATCCCATTACGTCACCTCAATTGTCGATGGCAGATAAAGTTGCATGTGAAAAGACGAAACTTAAATGGTATGTTGTTCAACCTAATCTTGAACAATGGGTTGAATATGAGCCATGTGGATATAGAGCACCATTGATAGGACGGAAGTGGGTATGGGGAGTTAATGACTGCTGGAGTTTATGTAGGGACTATTACAAAGATGAATTAGGTATCACTTTGAGAGATTGGGATAGACCAACATCTTCAGATGCTTTCTTGTTGAATCCATTCTTTGATCGTTCTTTCCATTCCACAGGCTTTAGAGAATTAAAACCAGAGGAAGACTTAAAAAAGAATGACTTGTTGTTATTTAGTATCAGTTCACCAGGCTTAAACCATATTGGCTTATATCTGGATAATCAATTAGTCTTACATCATTTACAGCATCGACTCTCATCAAGAGACTTGTTGGATGAATGGCTACTAAAATGTATGGGTAGGAGGATTCGTTATGTCGCTTCGGAAAATTAAACTTTATGGTCAATTGGCTAAGTTTGTGGGTGAACCTGTTTTAGAAGCTGAAGTCTCAAGTGCTGCACAAGCTGTTCGTTTTTTATGCGTTAACTTTAAAGGCATTGAAAAACACATGGCTGATCAGTACTACAAGGTCATGGCTAATGATTGGAATTTAGCTGAAGATGAAATTCGATACCCAACTGGTCAAAGCGATATATCAATTATTCCTGTTGTAGGAGGTGCAGGTGGTAATACAACAAGAATTATTCTTGGTGTTACTTTAATTGCTGCTGCTGTAATGCTGCCTGGCTCAACTGCTGCTTTTGGTGCTGGAGGTGGGCTTGGCTTTGGTGCTACAACTGCTGGTACTTTTTCTGCTTATGCGTTAGCTGGCAATATTGGTATTGCTCTTGTTTTATCAGGTGTCGCTGGACTATTAACACCAGTTCAAGATGTTCCTAAAACAGAAGATGATCCGAGGCGTAGTTTTAGCTTTAGTGGTATCCAAAATACTTCTAGAGCTGGTGTTCCAGTTCCTTTGGTCTATGGAACCGAGGTAATGGTCGGCTCTGTTGTTATCTCAGCAGCAATTGACACAGTACAGGTGGAAGCATGACTAACTTAATTATTGGTTCAGGTGGTGGCGGTAAAGGCGGCGGTGGAGGTGGTAGCCCCACAGAAGCTAGAGATAACCTTGACTCAAAACAATTTGCCAAAGTATTAGATCTTATTTCTGAAGGTGAAATTGGTGGATTAGTTAATGGTGCAAAATCTATTTTTATTAATAATGTTCAATTACAAAATGATGATAATTCTTATAATTTTGCAGATGTTTCATGGGAATCAAGAAACGGAACTTCTAGTCAATCAGTAATCCCATTAACTGAAAATACTGCAACGACTAAATCGACTGGATTCAGTTTTGTTGGAAAGACCGATACAAGAGTTGTCACTATTACAGATTCAGATGTTGATGCAGTTAAAGTTATTATCTCTGTTCCTTCTTTACAAAGACTGACCGATGAAGGTGATATTTATGGTACGGAAATTGAATTAAAAATAGAAGTTCAATATCAAGGTGGAAGTTATGCAACAAAGGTTTCTGGCAATGAAGGGAAGATTACAGGTCGAACTGGTGATCTTTATCAAAAAGAATATTTAATAAGGCTTGATGGTACTTTCCCCGTCAATGTAAAAGTTTCAAGAATTACAGATGATTCAACAAGTTCAAAATTATCTAATGCTTTTAAGTGGGAAAACTATGTAGAAATTACATACGATCAACGAGCTTATGCGAATAGTGCTTTAGTTGGGATGCGTGTTGATGCTGAACAATTTACAAGTATTCCAGCGAGAAAATATTTAGTTAAAGGGATCAAAGTTAAGGTTCCACATAATGCAACTGTTAGGGCAGATGGAAGCCTTTCTTATTCAGGTACTTTTAATGGAACTCTTGGTGCAGCAGTCGTTACCAACGATCCAAGTTGGATTTTATTCGACCTCCTTTCGACCAGTCGATATGGCTTGGGTGATCATATAACCGTAGCTGATCTTGATAAATTCTCTTTCTATGCTGCCTCTCAATATTGTTCGGAATTAATAGATGATTGTACTGGTACGGGTGGAACTGAGCCTCGTTTTACTTGTAACGTCAATATCCAATCAGCAGCAGAAGCTTATACCGTTATTAATCAACTATGTTCAATCTTTAGAGCACAATCTTATTGGTCTGCTGGCTCTGTTGCTCTAACCCAAGATTCTCCTGCTGATACAAGTTATCTTTTTACTATCGCAAATGTATTAGAGCCTGGCTTTACTTATTCAACGAGTAGCCAAAAGAATCGCACGACTGTTGCCATCGTTAAATACTTTGATAATGACTTAAGGGATTACGCCTATGAAGAAGTCAAAGACACGACAAACATGGCTCGATATGGAAGTGTTGTAAAAAATATCAATGCTTTTGCTTGCACTAGCAGAGGTCAAGCATTGCGTCTTGGTAAATGGCTTCTTTACATGGAGAACAGTGAGAGAAGCACTTGTTCTTTTGTGACCTCTATAGATGCTGGTGTTGTCTGTAGGCCAGGCCAAGTCATTGAAATAGCAGATGAAATGATTGCTGGATCAAGAAGATCTGGAAGAATAAAAGCTTCACCAACTCCAACTACTACTGCAATTCCTCTTGATGATGCCACTGGATTAAATGTTTTTAATAGTCCAACACTTTCAGTAATCCTTCCTGATGGATCATTTGAAACTAAAAATGTGAGTAGCATTACCTCTGGAGTTGTTACTGTTTCATCTGCTTTTTCTTCTGCACCAAATCCAAATTCAGTCTGGGTATATCAAACTTCTGATTTAGAAACTTCTACTTGGCGTGTTATTTCTGTAGAAGAACAAGATGGTAGTAACTACGCTGTTAGTTGTCTTGAATATAACTCTAGTAAGTACTCACATGTTGAAAGTGGAAACACTTTAACGACAAGAGATATAACTAATTTAAACGAACCACCATCAGCACCTTCTGGTTTGTCTGGTCTAGAAACGATTTATGAAAACACTGGTATTGCAAGAGTAAAAATTATTCTTACTTGGACAAGTAACACAGATAATGTCTTTTTACGCTGGAGATATGAAGACGGCAACTGGGAGTCAAGGACAGTAGAAGGAACAAGACAATATGAAATTCTTGATACTGTTGCAGGTAATTACACAATTGAATGTTATGCCGTCAGTGCATCTGGTTTACGGTCTACTTCACCAGCACAATTAACTCCATTTGTCGCAGTAGGAAAAACAGCACCACCTACACAAGTTACTGGCATTAGTCTTTTGCCTATAGATGAAGCAAGTGCAATTCTTAGCTGGACAAGATCAACAGAATTAGATGTTTTATTAGGTGGTCAGGTTTTAATTAGACATAGTGAATTATCAAGCGGTGCTCAATGGTCAACTGCTCAAGAAATTGTTGTTGCAGCTTCAGGGAACCAAACACAAAAACAAGTTCCACTTTTAACTGGTACTTACCTTTTGAAATTTAGAGATGATTTAGGGAATGAGTCGCCAACACCAGGAACTAATGATTCAGATTGGAATGATACGAGAGTTACTATTGATCTTCCTGAACCTTCAGAGCGTTTAATTCTTCAAACAGTTGACGAGCATACAGGTAATTTTTCTGGGACAAAAAATAATACTATTTATGATTCAAGCTTAGATGCTTTAAAGTTAACGGAATCAAGTGGTGCTGTATCAAGTACAGGTGATTACTTGTTTAATAATTCTGTTGATTTGACTCAAGTTTACGATGTTAACATTAAAAGAAATATGCGTTCTAGCTCCTTTGATTTAGGTTCTTTGTGGGATTCGAGAACAAGTTTGATTGATACTTGGGGTTACATAGATTCAACTGGTGCTGCAAGTGCTGATAAATGTAATGTCACTTTGTATGTTCGAGCAACAAATGATAATCCTAGTGGCTCTCCTACATGGGGTTCTTGGCGTGAATTTTCAAATGTTTTAGTTAGAGGTAGAGGATTTCAATTTAAAGCAGTGCTTACAAGTACTGACACTAATCAGAATATTTCTGTGACTCAATTAGGTGCTCAAATTAAATTACAAGGTCGAACAGAAAGTATCTCTACACCGATTGCGACAGGATCTTCCACCTATACAGTTACTTTTGCTAATGCTTTTAAAGTTGCACCAAATGTAGTCATTACTCAAACAAATCAACAAAGTGGAGACTTCTATGAGTTATCAAACATCTCAAGGACTGGTTTTCAAGTATTATTTAAGAATGGCACTTCAGCCGTAGCTCGTTACTTTGTATGGGCTGCTGCTGGTTTTGGTAAAGAGATTACTTAAATGACTAACACACATGACCATGACATTGCTAATCAAATTGGAGCACAATTTAGAACAGACTTAAATAATGTTTTAGATGATATTCAATCGAGTAATTCTGGAGCTTCAGAACCTACAACTAAGGTTGCGTATAAATTGTGGATAGATACCTCTAATAATCGAGTCAAAATTAGAAATGGTGCGAATAATGCTTGGATTGATTTAGGTTCAACGACTACTGATATGGGTCATGCAACAGCAGCAAGCCCTTCTTTGACAGGAACCGTTACCAGTGCGGGAGATATAGTTTGCAACTCTAATGCTCGAATTAAATTACCAGTCGGGACAACAGGCCAAAGACCTGGATCACCAGCAACAGGTGATGTTCGATATAACTCAACTCTTTCTAAGCAAGAAACTTATAACGGTTCAGCTTGGGTTACAAGTTCAATACCAAGTGGAGGATCAGCGAATAATGTTTTAAAAAACGATGGAAGTGGTGGATTAAGTTGGGATGTTGTTTCAAATTTAATTACTGTCGTTAATGGGGCACAAGTTACTACGTTTGGTAGTAGTGCAACATTTACCCCTGCAAGTGGCAGAACAGGATTCTTATTTATTCTGATTGGAGGCGGCGGCTCTAGTGGAGGTGGTCAAGCTAATAATGATGACTCGTTAAAACCTGCAAGGTCAGGTCAAGGTGGTTCAGGTGCAGTAGCCGTAAAGTTCTATAGTTCATCCGAATTGGGTGCTAATGCTTCTGTGACTGTTGGATCAGGTGGGGCGGCTTCTACTGGTAATGGAAGTGCTGGTGGATCGTCTTCTGTGAACCCTGCTGGATCAGGTGCGACCTGTACTGCTGGAGGCGGTGGTGGATCAAATTATGCAGGAGGAAACGCAAATACAGCAGGGGGATCGGCTGGTACATGTACTTCAGAACTATTGGGTGTTAATGGTACTCAAGGATTAACAGGCAACGTAACGGGATACACAGACTATGTACTATCAGCCTTTACAACTAATAATTATGGTAGGGGTGGGGCTGGTAAAAACCACCCAGACTCAGGCGGTTCAACTGGTAATGCTGGTGGTGCGGGATATGCTGTTGTCTTTCAGTGGTAAGTCGCAATCCATTTTCTTCTGAAATAGTTGATCAAATACAAAATATAATTGAACCCTACTTAAAAGAAATAAAAGAAAAATCTGAAGCTAAATATATTACTGATTGGAAAGATAATTTATCAAAAGAAAGTCTTTTTTCAGTTATAGACTATGAAGTACCAAAAAGTAAAAATAATAACTTATCATGCGTTTCGGTAGATAAACCTGCTAAAAAAATAGAAAAAATTATAAAAGATTTATTCCCTAATTTATATGTTGCTTGTAGTGGAACTTTTTATTATCCAAATACAGGCTTTATGAGTTGGCATACAAATAATGATAATCCAACAGATCGTATTTATATAAGTCATTCGTCTGAGCAAGGAAAATCATTTTTTAGATACTACAAAGATGGAAAAGTCATCACTGACTATGACGATAAAGGAATTACCGTTAGACGTTTTACGGCTACAGGAACTAAACCCTATTTTTGGCATTGTGTAGGAAGTCAGTGTGATCGGGTTAGTATTGGTTTTCAATTAGCTAAACTTGATGTAAAGGATTTCAGACCGATGGCACGTTACGCAATTATTGAAGATGAAAAGGTAACTGATGTAGTCGAATGGAATGGAGATACAAATGTTTGGTCGCCTCCTAGTGGATCGACTGCTGTTGTAGCTGGTGACTCAGTTGGAGTTGGAGATACATATAAAGACAGCACTTTTACAGCAACGACTGTTTCTAGTATTGGGGCTGACGCTAAATGGATAGCTTTAAGAAAAAGCCGTAATGATTTATTAGTTGAAACTGATTGGTGGGGCGTTTCTGATCGAACAATGACTGATGCACAAAAAAAATACAGACAAGATTTAAGGGATCTTCCTTCTACTACTACTGATCCTGAAGATGTGACTTGGCCTAATAAACCTGCTTAAAAAATAAATATCCAATATGTTGAGATAAGCTTTAGACTATAGACACTAATTAGTAGACGTTTATGGGTGTTATACCTGGCTTGTATTCGCCAAAAGTCTATAGAAGGGTTGATTGGACTAAATCAATAACCCTTAAAGACTCGACTGGTAGTGCTGTAAACCTCAATGGCAGTACCTTTACTTCAAGTGTCTGGAATAAAGAAAGGAATAAAAAATACTGTGATATGACTGTCAGCATTACCAATGCACCTTATGGGCAGCTAACGCTTTCCATGACTGAAGCTCAAACTACTGTTCTTCCTGACGCTCCTTATTACGACCTGAAACGGACTGTAGGAGCCAATACTGAGTATTGGTTGACTGGGCAACTAGACGTTCAGCAGGGATATACAGAATGAGCGTTACGATCTCCGACTCAATTAATCAGGTCAATGTATCTGATGATCAGAATCAAACAGTAGAAGTTATTAGCGCAGGTCCACAAGGCCCAGGTATAAACCTCGATGATTCAGCTAAGATAAATAAAAGCATCGTCTACTATGATTCGACATCAGCTAAATTCAAAGCTGATGCGGTTTGGACGACTGACACAATTACAGATGGAGGCAACTTCTAGTGGCTAACACAATCAGAATTAAACGTAGCACTGGAAGTTCAGCACCTACCAGTCTCGAAAACGCAGAATTAGCCTTTTCAGAAGGAACGGAAATTCTGTATTTTGGTAAAGGGACTGGTGGTGCGGGAGGTTCGGCAACGTCAATCATTCCTGTGGGTGGTAAAGGTAAATATTTCGACAAGGAAACGACCCAGACTGCTAACTTTATTCTTGCTGGCCCGACTACAGGATCGGCTGCGGCTGCTGCGTATAGAGCTTTAGTTGCTGCTGATATTCCTTCAATAGCTCATACAAAAATATCTGATTTTGATACAGGAGTAAGAGTTAATAGGCTCGATCAAATGGCAGCCCCAACGGCTGCTGTTTCTGCTAATAGCCAAAAGATTACAAACCTTGCTGATTGCACAGCAAATGGAGATGCAGCAAATAAGGGTTATGTAGACGGAGTTGCACAAGGTCTAGACATTAAAGACTCTTGTGTTGTTGTTTCTACTTCAAACATCACACTTGCAAATACGCAAAGTGTAGATGGTGTTTCTCTTTCAGCTAATGATCGTGTACTTGTAGCAGGACAGTCAACTCAAACTGAGAACGGAATATATAAAGTTGTAAGTGGTGGTAGTTGGACAAGAACTGATGACATGGCTGCTGGTGCTGATGCTGCTGGAGCGTTTACATTTATAGAAGAAGGAACAGTTAACGCAGAGAATGGTTTTTCTTGCACATCAGATAAAGGTTCAGCAGTTGTAGGAACAAATAACCTTACATTTGCTCAGTTTTCAGGTGCAGGTCAGATAACAGCAGGTAATGGTCTTCAGAAAACAGGCAATTCAATATCTGCTGATTTGAAGAGTAATGGCGGTGTTGTAATTGAGTCAGGAGAATTAGCAGTCAAATTAGACGCTAGTTCAATTACTGGAACGCTTGCAATTGGAGATGGAGGAACAGGAGCAACTTCAGCCAGTGCTGCTCGTACATCTTTAGGGCTTGTAATAGGAACCAATGTTCAAGCTTATGATGCTGATCTTGATGCTTTATCAAGTTGTCAATCAGGAGGTGCTGCGGCTTTAGCTGCTTTAACTTCAACAGAAATAGGAATACTTGATGGCGCAACCGTAACGACTGCTGAATTAAATATTATTGACGGTGGAACGTCAGCGACTTCAACAACCTTGGCTGCTGCTGATCGTTTTGTCGTCAATGATGCAGGAACAATGGTTCAGGTCGCTTTATCTGATCTAGTTACATTCCTTGAGAACGGATCTGTATCTGGTTTTGATATTGATGGTGGAACTTACTAAACCATCTGAGGAATAACTAATGTCTACGACAGTTAAGCTCAAAAGAGGTAGTGGCAGCGATCCATCTGCCTCTGACATGGTGGTAGGTGAACCCGTTATAAGAACGGATACGGCTGAACTGTTTTTCAAAAAAGATGATGGATCAGTAGCAAAGGTAAGTGGTGGAGGTGGTGGCCCAGACTTTAAATATTTAGATCTTAGAAATGCTGCCAATAATGGATCAGCAAGTTACCCAGGGAATGACTTTACTCTTGTTACTTCGGGAACGACTACGGCAATTAGTCCAGCAGCAGCAAATACTTTATTAGTTAGTTATGGCGGTGTAATTCAGAAACCTAATTCTGGTACGTCCACAAGTGGGATTACTGGTTTTATTGTTGATGGGTCGAGAATAAAGACAGCAACTAACTTTGCGGCGGCTCCTGATTTTATTCTTTATCAAGAGTCAGGCGGTATAGGCGAACCTAGTGACGACACAGTTACTAATGCGAAAGTAACCTCAAATGCAGCGATAGCAGGAACAAAGATTTCTCCTAATTTTGGATCGCAAAATATAGTTACGACTGGAACTTTAGGTTCTGGAGATTTAACACTATCTGGTGCAAATCCAATAATAAATTTTACTGATACTAATAACGATAGTGATTTTAGAATCCAAGTAGAAGCTGGAACTTTTTTAATAGAAGATACAACTAATTCTTATGCTGATAGATTCAGGATAGCTTCTGATGGTACAGTTGATGTTTTTCAAAATCTTAATGTTGGTGCTGGTCTTGATGTAACAGGAAGTTTAACTGTTGTTCAAAGTGCTTCTACAAATTCAGCCCATATAAAAATGGGTACGAGTACGAACCAGAATACGCATTTAGAACTTGAAAACGATGGCAGTGCTGACATAAGATTCGGTTGTTTTGGCTCAAGTGCGAATACTTTTGGGAACATAACTGCTAATAATGGTTTTATACATACAACAAATGATTTATCTATTAACTCAGCTAGTGATACAGGAAGTGTAAAGATAGGAATTGGTGCAACACCTAGCACAA